CTGTTGTTAGCAGCTGCAAAGATGATCCTCGCAACCCTGCGGTCGAACTCATAGGCAAGAGCCCGGCCCAATTCGCGCGTTATCTGCTGGCGTGCCGGCCAGTACGCCATAAGCTCATCAACTTCGGCGATCGCTGCATCGGCGATCATCAAACTATCTAACGTTAAGATGCGCTCATTGAGGTCGGAAGGATCATTAGTTCCTCCTGTAATCTCAGTGCCCGGCTGATGGTAGGCCGCACTTTGCTTGCCCGTGATGGGAAAGGCCATTGATTTGCCTCCCCTGATATTACGCTCCTTAGTTTTACCTTTGAAGACGCAATACTCCTCAAATGCTGAAAGCACTTCTGCGCTTCCAAGCTTAAGGAACAGAGCACGATAACCATCTTGAGCAGAAGCACCAGCAGCCCATGAGCCACCGGTGCCTTTAATTTGACCTACTCTTTTGAGATCAGCGTCAGCCATGATTGAAAAGAATTGAAGTTTGCGTAGGATTCGCGGCCTCTCAATCCTTTCGGTTATCCCCGCAGGGGCCGATCAGTTGCAGTGGTGCAGAGCATCCCTGCCGATAACTTAACTGAAAACGTCGCTATTGCTAAGCAGCTCAGCAAACTTGCGTTGATATTCAGTATCCGTCTCGTACAACTTCCGGCCACGGCTGTCGCGTTTGTTCATTGCTTCCAATACTTCTGCTTGAGAGTTGAACTTTCGGGCCTGAGTGGCAGGAGCCTGGCCACGGATCAGTTTCGGTTCCGATGGCGCACCAGAAGTTGATCGCGCCTGCATTGCTTTTAATGCCCAACGAATCGCTTGCTTGTTACCGCTATCAACGATGCCGTTGTAATCAGACAATTCAGCAGGATCAAGGTTGGCCCTGGCCCAACCACTCAATTCCTGAAATGCATCCTGACCTCCGACTTCATCCATGATCTGGGCTTCCTCTACATCAGTCATCCCAGCAGATTCGCCTTCGCCTGCTTGAGATTTTGCGACATAATTTTCCACCACCTGACGAGGTACGCCTACAGCTGCAGCAAGAGCGTCGTAGTGCTCACTGATGTCTCCGCCCTGGTCGGCCTTCCACATCAGTTCAGCCATATTCAAACCGGCTTCATTGACAGAGTTGACAATTTCATCGCCATAGATCTCTGCTGCCTGTTCCGCTGTGTAGCCATCAGGCTGCTGGTTACCGGAGTCAGCCGGGGAAGACTGGCTCTGCTTTCTTTCAAGCTCTTGATACGCCTTGAGCAAGTCCTCTTGCGAGTTGAACTTGCCGCCGATTAGATCGCTTTGCGGTTCAGCTTGTGGTTCAGCCTGCGGCTCACCCTCCATTAATCGCTGGGCAAGGTCTTCCTGCCCTGGGGCAATCATGCCCTCAGCGTCTGCGAATTGTGGGTCAAAACCTGTAGGGACGGTTTGACTCGGCATGATGTCAGCCATTTGGTTCCTCTGATGGTGTGTTCATTTCTTGCACCGTCTGAGCAGCCGATGCAAGACCTTGTGGGTTTGCAGCAAGTTGCTGTTGCATTGCCTGCTGCTGCGCCTGCTGCATTTCGGCAGCAAGCTGCTGTTCACTCTTCACTAAGCCCAACGGCGAAATTCCCATTGAACTGCTCAATCTCTTGATCAGCTCAGTGTTGTTCACGTATTTCTGTATGCCTTCGGGGCCAATTGATTGCTGCAAAATACTCATGAATCGTGCAGTCTTCTCAAGGTCATTGCCACGGCCAACACCTGCCAAACCAACACTAACCATTGGCTGAACTAATCCTTCAGGCAACTTCTGCATTCCCCCCTTTTTCATATACAAAGCCAGACGACGCCTAATATATGGCGCTTGGAATTCGCTAGTCAATATGGCGTAAACCGACCCAAGACTTTGTTCCGTTTGCATAGTTTGAATTCTGACCTCTTCGGCTGTAACTCTTTCCGCATCACGCATTTCAGACAACATAAAGCTTGCCGCTAAACGCTGTTCAATACGTTGAAGTGCCGTAAAAGCAACGTTAATATCTGAACCCTTGTCAGTTCTGACAGTAAACACATCATCCGGGTTTCCGGGCAGGTAAGCGCCATTCGGTGCGTCCGCTAGCTGCTTGGCATTTGTGACCCCGCTAGGACGAACTAGGTGCTTTGTTTGCGCACTAACTAGAGCACATTCGCTAACAGCTTGAGATAGCGCCTCAGCGGTCTGGAGATCAGCAATGCAAGCTGACTCCACATAGCCAGGGCCATAGCTGCTGGCTTGATACGAACTCATCCGCAATGGCAGCCACGGGGAAGACGTTTTATCTGACGTGCCCCTGGTCCCTTCGATCTCTTTCTTATTGATCTCCTGGAACCACTCGACTCCGGTAGCGGTCCATTTCACGCAGGTGTAAATGTCAACCGTCTTGGCGTCTTGTCCCACGTTTGGCAGTGGGTTGGCCTCTTCAATGACATCCTTGTATTCATCGTTATCTTTGCCTAGCTCATTGCGAATGCTTGCTGGAAGCTGGTCAACTGCCATGGTTTCGCACACCACCGCAAGCAACGGCTCACCCGATGGGTCACGCAGCAGCACATAACGATTCAACGGATAAAGACGCAGACCGTCTTCCGCGATATGCAGCAGGACGTTTCCAGCCACGATCAAATGCATCAGTGCTTCATGCACCATCACCCGATCGTTACTGGTCTCGATGCTGCGCAAGATTGACAGCTCAAGCTTGTTCAAAGACAGCTCAATCTCTGACTTGACGTCAGCCACTTCTTCAGGAGAAGCACCACCCTCAAGCAATTGCGCCTCCTGCTTCTCCATCTCCACTGGATCCAACGTGAAACGAAAGAACGCTTCTGTTGGGGGCAAAATCTGCATCAACAGTTTTGCGCTCAGGTTGTTGACGCCACGCTGCCCAATCCCATTCCACGGCAAGTTGAAGGCATCAATGTTCTCCTGAATAGGAGTGTTGGCCCTTGGGATCAGATAAGGAATGGTCAAAGCCGCCGAACGGCGACCTCGATCAAGCCATTGGTTCCTTTCAGTCGAAAGGCTGTCGTAGATGGATTGAGCTGATTTCATGGCTAAATACTGAGGTTGGAACCTGAGCCCGACCCAGTGCTGGTCGCGCCAATGCGCAGTGACGATGTTGTCTGACGAGCGCCCCTGCCCCTCTTAGCTTTTTTAGAAACGCTTGCCGTCCTGCCCTGTTTTGCACTTGCTTGAGACAGGACTCCAAGAGAAGAAGCGACAGCGTTGCCAACTGCCATGCTTTCGGCTTTACTTTTTTCAGCTGCTGCAGTGCTGGCCGCTGCCTCAGCTTGAATTCGTGCAAGCCTGTCAGCCTGTAGCCCTTGCAATCGAACAGCTTCAGCACTTTGCGCAGCTATTTGCTGAGACTGCAGCACTTGCAACTCACGCGAACGAGCTTGCTGCTGCGCTGCGAGTGCAGTGCGCTGTCTAGCAATCGCATCAAGCTTTGCCTGCTGTTCTCTCGCACGCTGTTCCCGTTCTTTTTGCTCCCTTTCTTGTTTCTCTTTCACCTGCTGTTGGAGATAGGCGTAACCCGCATCAGCGCCGTAATAGCTCATAATCAGACCCCGATATTGAGACCACTACCGGCCTGAGCCGTTGCAGTGGGTGAAATTTTGAGCGTCGTCTTAGGTTTCTTCTTCGCCTTGATTGCCTCAGTGGTTTGAGCTGTTGGAGCTTCAGTTTCAGACGCTGTTACGCCATAAGCGCCGACTGGGGTGTAACTCGCACCTGCCGCCGCAGCCGCTGCATCAGCCGCTTCTGATGCTGCAGATTCTGCAGCGGCTACTTCCTGATCGAATTGCGACTGGATCTCGGCAGTGCGCTCATTTGCAGCAGCAATCTGTCGCTGCATTTCAGCAGCTGATGCTTGCTGTTGCTGCTGTATTTGCGCTTGAAAGGCTTGAAGCCCTTGCTCATTACGCCTGATGTCAGCGTCAGAAGGCCCGACATATTGCACTGTGGGGGCTGATGGCTGGTTAGTGCCGAGGCACATGATGAAACTCCTTAAGTGATGTTGAGGCCAACGGCCTTACCTGAACTGGTCGTTGTTGGCCGGACAATGCGCAAACCACGCTTGCCTGACTGCCGTTGGGGTTTGCCCCCATAACGGGCATTCCCAATAACAGGTGCTTTTGCGCTTTCTTCTGGCGGCGGAGCCCCAATGATGTTTGACATCCTTCTGGCCTCAGCTTCAACAGAAGCAACGTCTTCAGCCCTTTCCTCTCGCAAATCCCTGAGATCAGTAATCAGGTTTTGCTGCGCCATCACTGCAGAATCCAGCCTGGATTGATAACCCGTCAATTCCGCTGACTGGGCCATCTGCATCATCTGCATCTGCTGGTCATACATCCGGTCATAAGCACCGGTGTCAGGCATCGTGATGACACCGCCACCACCGCCGCCGCCACTACACATCAGAGCCCCTCCAGATTTTGCTGGTTCTGCTCTTCAAGTTTCAAAGCCAACCACTTGATCACATGTGCATTCCCCGCCGCAAACCAAACTTCTTTGTCTGACATTTCAAGCGTCGGTGACTGATCAGGGAATTTTGCTCCCAGTGCAGCCACAAGGCGCTCATCGATCGGCGGGAAATAATCCATGCAATTGAAGAACTGCTATCAGATTACTGGTGGATTCCACATGTGAGGCGTACCTGTCGCTAAGTCGAACTCACCGACTCGAAGTATGCGAGCACAGCGAGCCTGGCTAATTGCATACAACTCATCAAATCCTGCACGTTCGTATTGATGTAGGACTTGCGCCCAATACTCCGCGTCCGAGTCAGCCGTAAGCCATTCCTTACTGCGGAAAAGCTTGTTTTTATCGCCGATTCCGACGCAACCGGGGTAATTGTCACTGCTGTCGCCGGTCAACGCTTGCTTGTAAAACGCAGCGTCAGCCTGGCTTTTGCTGACCTCAATCA